CCCATGCTAATGACTCAGCTTCTTCTGGTAAAGCGTGTACTCCCAGAAAGGCCAGGAGATTCACCTGAACCTGCGTGCTCATTGCATTCCTAAGTAACTGTAACAACGGATACTGGTTGAAAATACCTTTTGGCTTCAACCGCTTGTTACGTTCCACTGCCTTTAATGGCAACCACCCCAAAGTCGGACGTTTGTGCAATCCGGTCAATTGGACGGTATCCGAGGCTCGTTGCTCCAGACCAGTGGTAGCGTTTTTCGCATAAGACGCGGCTACCATCTGGGCTTTGGGCACCTGTTGCAACACCTCAAAAGCCTCCAACTCAACCGGCGACACATGATGACGCAAATAGTCATCCGTCGCCATCGTGGGCAGCCGCGCTGACAGTTGGTCATCGGCCTCACACTCCACTCCTCCGCGGACCCGGACGATTCTGTATCCGGCCCATATTCCATCCTTTGCCCCTATTATAGGCTGTCCCTCCAATGTAGCCCGCCCTAATAATATAGTCAGACACTTCTTCTTGGACACCCTCGTTTGCCTGCTCATACTTGCAGACAACAGTCTCATGAGGAGTTCACTCCGTCCCCTGTTCCTCAAAGTCACACCCTGAGCCAACCAGTTCTGTATTGAATCGCCCACTGACAATAAGTCTTCATGCTCCCAATTGCCACATATCACTCTCCCCAGACTCCTGGCTAAATAACCCACACAATGGTCCGGTCCAATGGCCACACGCAAAAACTCGGCACAGTTCCACCCCAAGCTCTGTTTCAATCTGTTCAACTTCGCGCCTGCTCTGGCCAAACCGTTCAAGAGCTCATTGATTTCTTCCATTGAATTACCGGCACAATAGACGTCGTCCCCTGTGTGCAAGGTGTGGCCCCGTGTCCAGCTCATAGGAGAATGGATCCTAAAATAAGCTGCGTTCAGCATCGAATTCAAAAAAGTCGTCAAGCGGTGACCTGTCATCAGCGAGAACTTCGCTACACCCAGCACAACACCCTCATATGTGACTATCTGCTGCCGAAAACTGGCTACCAGCGGTCGCCTGAGGTGATCCGGGTAGTCTATGTGGTCACATAGTGCCTCCACCACTGTGATCTGGCTCTCCAACGAGTGCTGCATATCAAATGCGTCGTAATCTAACATCAAATTTATCGATCCCCATTTTGCCCTCACCCTCTCTGCCATCTTGTAAACCCCATCGGCACCGGGCGACAGCAGGACTCTTCTGTTCCTCCACGCCTTTTCCACGGGATGTATCAAATGGTGGAAGGCCACATAAGTGTGGGTGTCGACCGCCATCAATGGTCGTCGTTCCTCTTTTGCGATTTCTGGCTTACCGGATACAGACACGATGCACTTGCCATCGTAGTTGGATATTCGATCATCTCCTATCTGTTCCAACGCTGACTTTCTGTACATGCGCCCCGGCAGAGACATGCGCCACGTTGATTTCAACTTGGCAAGCATTGACGAATGGCCCCCGTTCTTCGCCCAAAGCCATCGTCCACTCCACATTTCCTCTGGCTCTACATATGTGTACTTCGCCATGTCCAGCTCCTCTGTTAGCAGTGCCCGGCATGCATCATACAGTACGCCCTGGTCAACACGTATGCATTGAGCAGCTCCACTTTCTGTCAACCTTGCTTCCGCCGCCGACCTGAGATCGCTGCTGCCTCCGGGCATTCCATGCAGACTCTGTGTCTCTGTCAAGAGTGAGCCCAGGTCAGAGAGATTGTTACCAGTACTCTTTACAATCACTGACAAGCGCTTACAGCCCTCTCTATCCCTGAGCATGCGAACGGCCAACTCCATCGCGTCACCGGAGAACCTCTGCAGCACGGATGCGTACAATATGCATGCACTCGCCATGTCGTTCGTCCATGCGCCCGTGTACACCGACATCATCTTGAACTTCTCTGCTAGTGCATGATCATGACGTTTCGTTGATTCCCATACGTCGGAGAACCAGACGTTCTGTTTCTTCCCTTCCATGGCATATCGCTTAACAGGGAATGGTTTCGAGTGCCTCTCATCACCCAATTGTCTTGGCTTAGCTAGATCAGTGCCTGGACCATCCATTGCTGGTAGGGGTGCCAGGCAGGCGTCTGCTATCTCTAACAACTCTCTATCGGAAAATCCTATCTGTACTACTATCCTACTAAAACCTAAGTTTGCCAAAAGGCGTCTCTCCCATTGTCCCGTGACGTTCAGCACTGCGGCTACATTCTCGCGGAGACCCATCGAGAGAAAATTGGAAAATGTGGAGTCATAATGGCGGACCAGGCGATTCCTAAGCCCACCTAGCCCCTGCAACCTGACTCCCAAGTCAGGGGCCGCATCCTTGAGATTCATAATGCCCCAGGAGCAGGCTCTCCGGCTCTTGCTCCTATA